GGCAGTAAATCCGCCGGCTGTAGGGCCGGTCGCCTTCGGGCGGCCTTGAAGCCCCGCGGTCGGTGCTGACGACCACCCCATTCCTTTCCAAAATGAGAAACGAGGTGGTCCTGTGTCTGATCCGTACCAGGATCACCCCTCCAACCCCCCGTCTACGGGCGTCGACTCCGTTTGGTCGAGCGTCGGTGGAGCGACACAGTGGGTTGCGAATAGCGGTTCGATTCCCCTTCTCTCGAAGAACGCGCGGAAGCTGATGGCGATGCGGTACGCGGCGCTCGCGTCACCGCTAGCGACTCTCCCGGCCGTCTCGGGAAGCCCGATCACGCAGACGCTGAACGCAACGCCAGGCGGCTCGACCAGCTGGGACGCGCCCACCGCCGCCCCGTTCGTGTCGCTGAAGAACGGCGTCTTTCAGCTTGTCACCACGAACACGAACGTCCAGGGCTGGCGGAACGTCTGCTCCGAACTCGGGCTGCTTAACGGGCTGCACGCCGTCTATTGCGTCGAGTTCTACACGTACGGCGGCGACGCGATCGCGCTCCGCCTCCGCGACAACAACTCTTCGAGTGGCTGTCGCGTCTGGACATGGGTTGACGGAGTGCCGCAGACCTCCGACTTCATCAAGTGCGGCACCACGCCCGGCGGCGGCATCTTCAACTGGCAGCTCTCCGGCCTTGGCACCACGACGCTCCACCGCGTTCGGGTCTACCTGCATAACTGTGACTTCGCCGGGTTCAACAAGCCGCTGAACACTCTTGCGTGGCCCGTCCCGACGAGCGAACTCCGCATTGGCGGCATCCTTGACTCTTGGGGCGACGGCGCGATCGGCGTCCGCTCCGGCCGCACCTACATGCAGACCGTCGCGATCTTGCTTGGTGCCCAGTATTTCGTGGATGCGGCAGGCGGCAGCGGCTACACCGTCGTCGGCGGCGGCACGATCTTCGGGGACAACGCACGCCTGACTCGGCTCGCCGCAGCAGGCCTCGACGTGCTCGTGGTCGCCGGATCCGTCAACGACGACGTGAACAGCTCGGCGACCCCGGCGCAGATCCAGGCGGCAGCGGCTCAACTCTACTCCGACTGGCAGGTGCTCCAGCCGCACGTCCCGATCATTGTCATTGGCGCTCAGTCCACAGGTACCGGCCCCACCGGGGACGGCAACGCCGCCCGGATCGCGAACAATAACGCGGTTAAGGCCGCCGCGCTCGCCGCCCCGAACGTCCTCGGGTTCATCGACATGATCGGCGAAGGCTGGATCGTCGGTACCGGTTACACCCGCACCGTCGCGGACGGCGTCACGACGAGCGGATCGGCCGCGATCACGTCCGTCGATGCCGAATTCTCCAGCACCGATGTCGGTTTGTCGATCACCGGCACGGGCATCCCCGGCGGCACCACGATCCTCTCCGTCCAGTCGGCCTCGGCCGCGACGCTCTCCGCGAACGCGACCGCGAGCGGGTCGGGTGTCTCGTTCACGATCACAGCCACCGGCACGAACGGCCCCTCACTGCTGCTCATGGGCTCGCTGTACCACCCGAACCAGATCGGCCACGACACGATCGCTTCGCGCGCCGCCGCGGAGATCATGAACCTCCTCCAGACGGCGACGTTGACCGGGTGAGAAGCGGGATGAGAATCGTCAGGAGCGAACCGTGAACATCGGCCACATCGCAGGCGGAACGAACGCAGGCTGGCGGCGCACCGCGCCGCAGCCTAAAGCGTGGGTCTGCCCTACTTGCAAGACCAAACTCGCCCGCTACTTCAAGACGTGTCCGACCGACCGGACGCCTCGCCCTAACCCGAACTCGGAGGACTAACCCAACATGGCAGCCACTAGCGCTTCCGTCTCGAATCACGTTCCGGGCGACCTCCGTGAGGTCATCGTGGACGTGACGTGCGACACCAGCTACCCGACCGGTGGCTACGCCGTCGCCCCCGCCAACCTCTCGTCCATCGTGTTCGCGGACGTGCAGATCCCGCCCGCTACGGGCCACATCGCGGCGTGGGACTACAGCGCGTCGAAGCTCAAGCTGTTTACGGCGCAGGGCACCGAGGTTACGAACGCAACCAACGTCTCGACCGTCGTCTGCCGCATCGCGTTCTTGGGCAGGGGCACCTCGTAATGCAGCCGCCCGGCTACCAGCCGCCGTCACCGCTGAACCAGTCAATTCAGCAGTTCAGGCGGCCCACATACAACCCTGCTCCTAGCCCGCTGGAGATCAACCCCGGTCTGCTGGCGCTCCTGCATCAGGTCATGGCGCAGCGCGTCTCCGAGAACCCCGGCGGTCCGACGGTGCCTTCGTCCCCGACTCCGCCGCCCGCGTCGTACGCCCACTCGGGCGGACTTCAGCCGATTGACGACACGGTGATGGGAGAGCTGGGCAACTCCGGTGGTCCGTCGCAGAACCAGACCAAGCTACTCCAGATGCTGCTCACGCACTTCGGGTCGTCGCTCCAGACTCGCCCGGAGCGCCCGGTAGGCGGGGGCATTCCCGCTAGTGCGCGCGGCAACATCGCGCCTCGCGCCGAACTGTTCCGCCAGGCGTACATCTAGGAGGCCCGTTGAAGCTCTCCGGTTCGCAGCGCGCTGCGCTGCCGGCGTCGGCGTTCGTCTTCCCCGACAAGGCTCCGGGCTCGGGGTCGTACCCGATCCCCGACCGCGCCCACGCGGTCGACGCACTCGCACGCGCAGCGGGCAAGCCTGAAGAGGCCGCTGTCCGCCGCGCTGTGTGTGCCAAGTTCGGCCTCGGTTGCACGAAGTAGGCATCTGCTGAACAAGCACCTCCTGTAGTCCGGTAGGAAGGAGCACCGTCCCGTGAGCACCTCCGCCGATGCGCGACTACGACGAGGACGGCAACCTTCTCGACACCGTTGGACACGCGGGGCCGTACTTTCCCTACGACCCCGCCGACCCGCGCGCTCCTGTGAAGGAGAAGGACCCGCCGGGCTTCGTTCGCACGGGGGAGTACGTCAAGGCGGGTGTCGTCAAGAAGTACAAGTCCGGCCGCAAGAAGGCCCGTTGATCCAAAACGTCCGTGGCGCTGATGACCTCGTTCGCGCGGGGTTCCAGATTGCCGACTTTCAGATTCGCCACGAGCCGCTTTGGCGGCGCATCGTCCGACGCGCGGGAGGTAGTTCATTCCTGGATTCCACTCGCGTCAAGGCGTCGAAACCCTAAAGCCGCAAGTCGGCGCGGCGGTTGATGCATTTGTAGTCAAGTTTTTGTGGTTCGCCCAACAGGGCTATCTGCCACACGTTTGGCAGATCCTCTTTCACGGGGCGCAAACAAACGGCCTCATCACGCGCTTTCGCCATCTCGTGGCGGGACGCCGCGGAGGCAAAACACTTTCGGCTGCCTGGGAGGTCGCGTTCTACGCGATCCATCCGCGGCAGTTCCACCTGGACACGCACAACGAGGATCGCGACGACCCGCTGTGGATCTGGGTTTTGGCGAAAGACCACAAGGTCGGACGCCCCGCGCTTTTGACGTTCTTGTCCGTCCTCCGCAAGTGCGGAATGACGAAGGGCAAGGACTTCGAGTACAACAAAACGGAGAAGATCATCGAGTTCCCGGACGGGACGATGATCGAGTTCCGTTCCGCAGACGACCCGCAGTCGCTGCGCGGACCTGGCCTCGACCTTCTATGGATCGACGAGGCCGCGTTCCTTCCGAACTCGGAAGCGTGGGACACGATTCGCCCTGCGCTCGGCGACAAGATCGGGCGGCTCATCACCACGACTACGCCGTTCGGCCGCAACTGGCTGTACGACGAGTTCTGGGGTCCTGCCGCGCAGAAGGATGCTCAGCAGTTCCGCGTTGAGTACACCAGCTTGGACAACCCGTACTTCCCGAAGGAAGTGTGGGACTACGAGCGGGCGCACACGCACCCGTTCCTGTTCAAGCAGGAGTACCTCGCCAGCTTTGACGCCCTCGCAGGCGTCGAGCTTCAATCGGACTGGCTGCACTACTACGTGGTCGGCAAGAACACGCCGCTCCGCACGCCCGATGACATCCGGCTTGACCCGGAAGTCGAGCTGCGGAAGTTCATGGCGGTCGACCCGGCCATCTCGATCAGGGACAGCGCCGACGACTTCGCTATGGCGATCATCGGCGTTACGAACGACAACTCGCAGGCGTACCTGCTGAAGACGTACCGGGGGCACATCCCGTTCCCGGAGCAGATCGACCTCATCAACGAGTGGAACATGCGTTACCGGCCCATGTACATCGGGGTCGAGTCCAACGCATACCAGCAGGCGCTTGTGCAGCAGCTTATGCGGCTGCCGGGGATGCCTAACGTCGTTCCGATCTTCTCGAAAGGCAAGAAGGAACAGCGCATCATGGCGATGGCCCCGTTCTTCAGGACGGGGCGTATCCGAATCACGCGCTTCGAGCGCGACTTCATCGACCAGTGGGTCTCTTGGGATTCGACAAAGAAGTCCATCAAGGACGACATGCTGGATGCGGTGGAGATTGCTCTTGGGCTGGCCGGCGTGCTACTGCCGACCGTCCAGCAGCACCTTGATTCGGAAGCCGCAAACCGTCCGCCGCGAAGCCTTGAAGAGGCAGCGGCTCGTGAGATCGCACAGCTCGACCAGTTGGGCCGCAAAGGCGCGGCTCAGTGGGACAACGAGTTGGGCGACTTCTACTAGAGCAAAAGGAGTTGGATGACGAACCAGGGCATCAACCAGGGCGGCGTTAGTGCCACATCGGGTGGTTCAGCCGCCAGCGGCATGTACTACAGCACGTGGGTCAACCCCAACTGGTATCCGCACCGTCCTTACGTTCCGCCCGCAGCGTACCCCGCGGTGGTCTACCCCGCGGTCGTGAACTACCCGTCTCCGCGCAAGATCAAGCGCGTTGAATACCATGACAACGGCGCTGTCAAGCTCGTCGAGTACGAGGACTAGTTGGACGTATTCGGGAAAGGGACGGATGAGCCGTCGCGCCCGCTTCTGCCTCCGGGCACTTGCTGGATTTGCGACAACTCGCCGCAGCAAGAGGAGATGAAGGTGATCGACACGCGCCGCAACACGCAGGCGGGGGGCGCGCTTTCGCATGTCTCCATTCGTAAGTACGTGTGCGAGCCGTGCGTGAAGCAGCTTGGCGAAGCGATGGGCATGGTGGCCGCAGAGGTTCATGCACAGGTCGCGCGTGATGGCTCGGACGCAATGGCTGACTGCGTGAAGCTCGCGCATGAGTTGTCTGAGGCCCGCGAAGCGCAGACGCGCGTCGTGGACGCCGACGAGATCCTCGCGCGCATCGAGAAGCTGACGAAGCCCGCTCCGAAGCCCCGTGTTCCGCAAAAGTAAAGCGGAGCTTTACGAACGGCTGCTCAACGAGAAGGACACGCACATCCGAATCCTCGTCGCTGAGATCGACTGGTTGCGTGCCCAACTCGGACGCCCCAGTCTCCCCGCCGCGATCAACCCGAGCGGACTACCCGACAAGCAAGCGGCCGTCCTGGACGACGCAGGTTGGGTCAGCGAAGCCGAAGAGGCCCGCGCCATCATCGAAAAAGAGGGACTGAGCGCCGTTCACCTGCCCGAGATTTTGGACGGGTTGGGATACACCACGTCAGACCTAGGTTAGTTTCCAAGATGGCCCTGGGGCCTCAACCCCCAGGGCCTGTCCTGTTGAGGAGGACACCATCAAGATCTGCAAATTGTGCGGGGAAGAAAAGCCTCGCGCAGCGTTCCACGCGCATCCGCGCACTCGTGATCGACTTCAGCAGAGTTGCCGTCCGTGCGTAGCGGACAGAGTGCGCGAACGGCGCTACGGCATCACAGGCGCGGCTTATGCGGCGCTCGTGGAAAAGCAGGGCGGCGTATGCGCGCTGTGCGCGACGCGCCCAGGCCCGAACCGACTGTCGGTCGACCACGACCACGAAACGGGCCGCATCCGCGGACTGCTGTGCGCCAAGTGCAACAAGGCACTCGGCATCTTTGGAGATTCCGTGGAGGGACTCCAGCGCGTTATTGAATACCTAGCCGACTAAGGGAGGGCCGCCTGACTGATTCAGTCGCGGGCAGCAACGTCGCCGCTCCAGACCTTAGTCGCATCTCAACGCTTAAGACGGCCGCGTCACTGGTTGACAAGGTGAAGCAGGTTCGCAACTCCCGCGTTAAGCAAGAGCGGGATTGGAAGCTCAATATGGCCTTTTACCGCGGGAACCAATTTGTTTGGTTCAACAGGTTCACTGGCCGCGTTCAGTCCGTGCCGCAGCCCGACCAGGGCGACGGCCCGCGTTACCGCGTGCGCCTTACGTCCAACCAGATCCTTCCGGGCGTACAGGGACTGCTGGCAATGATGACCAAGACCAAGCCAGTCATCAGCGCCACGCCGGACTCGGGCGCAGAGCGCGACATCCGCGCCGCCGAGATGGCGGAGCAGTTGTACGAGTCCTGGTGGCGGGACCTCAAGCTGAAGACGAAGCTCCAGGAAGCGCTGCTCTGGGCGATCATCGGATCCGCCGGGTATTGGCGCATCACCTGGGACCCGTTCGCCGGCAAGTCCATGACCTATCTGGTTGACCCGCAGGGTCAGCCAATCCTCGACCAGATCCTCGCGGACATCTACCGCGACGAACTCACGCAGAACAACATGGACCCGCGGCAGTTCGAGAAGACGGTCTACATGGGCGACGTTCGCGTTGACGTGATTCCGCCCGACTCGCTGTACGTGCTGGACTCCGCGCAAACCTTCAGTGACTCGAAGGCCATCGTGTGCAAGCACCCGATGACGCCTGATGACGTGAAGATGCGCTACGGCGTCGAGATGAAGGCGACCGCCACGCTCGACACATGGCAGATCCCTGATGGGGTGCTCGGTGTCAGCGACGGCAGCGGCGGCTCGCAAAAGGATGTCGTCGAAGTCTACGTCGGGTACTTCGCGCCGACCGCGACCCTGCCGAAAGGCCGGTACGTGGTCTTCACCGAAGACCCGTCCAAGATCCTCTACGACGGCGCGTGGCCGTTCCCGACGCACGACATGCCGTTCGTCCAGTTCGCGGGGCCGCGCGTTCCGGGGTCTGCGACCGACGAGGCGCTTGTTACGCACGCGCGTCCGCTCCAGAAGGAACTGAACCGGACGATTTCGCAGATCGTGATGCACAAGAACCTGACGCTCAAGCCGCAGTTGCTTGCGCCGCAGGGTTCGCTGGCGCAGCGGATCACGGACGAGCCGGGCGCGATCATCGAGTTCATGCCTATCGGTGGCGCGATCCCTCAGTGGCGCGACATGCCGAGCATCCCGCCTTACGTGTTTACGCACCTTCAGGACATCCAGTCCCGGTTGGACAGGCTGTTCAACCTCCAGGCCGTGACGCGGGGCGATGTGCCCCCGAACGTCGAAGCCGGCGTCGCAATCGACCTTCTCCAGGAAGCGTCCGTCGACCAGATTTCGCCGGTCATCGGACTGATGGAAGAGGGCCTCGCTTACGCGGGCCACCTGCTCGTCGTCCTGGCGCAGAAGTTCTACACCGAGCCGCGGCTCATGAAGATCATCGGCCCCGGCGGCGCAACCAAGGTAAAGCGGTTCCTCGGGTCGGACATCGACGGCGGCTTTTCGTTCTACGCGGAGGCAGGCTCCGGCCTGCCCCGCACGCGCGCTGGCCGTCAGGCACGCATAGAGCAGTTGATCGGCATGGGCGTCATCCAGGCGGACTCAGCGTGGAAGTACCTCGATGTTGCCGACCTGAAGGGGCTGGCAGCGAAGTTCGCTGCGGACGAGGAGCAGGCGTACCGGGAGCACGAGAAGCTCACCAAGGGCGACCCGATCAACGTCGACTCGTACCAGCAGGCGCAGCAGGCGATCCAGCAGGGGATGAACCCCGAGACGGGTCAGCCACTGACGCCGCAGGACAACCCGCAGCAGCTTCTCCAGAACGCGGCACTCCAGCCGCTGCCGTTCGAGAACTTCCAGGTTCACCTCGACACCCACGCGCTCTACATGAAGAGCGTGGAGTGGGAGTCGCTGCCACCGGACGCGCAAGAACGCTACATCGACCATTGGTCGGAAACACTCAAGTTCTTCCTGTCTCTGCCGAGCAAGCCGCAGCCTGAAGCGGTGCGTACCACGATGCACCTCGCTGGCACGGTTGACCCGAGCACGGCGGCGAAGGTTCTGTTCCGCAGCGGCGTGTACGAAGCCAATGCGCAGGATCTGTCGCAGCCGCCTCTGGACACCGAGGTTCGGGACTGGCTGGGCGACGGGAGTAAGGGCACGGGTCAGATTGACTCGGCCAACACCCACGTCGATGAGGCAGAACAGCTACAGGGCATGTCGCAGGATGCTGAGAAGCATCAGCAGGACATGCAGCACACGCAGGACATGCACGACTTGGCGCAGACCAAAGAGGCCGCCAACATCGCGCTAGTCCAGAAGCGGACAGAGCAGCTCGGCAAGAAGCAGAAACCGGCCAGTGGCCGGTAAATCGCGCTTCACGCCCGAGCAGAAGGCCACGGTCTACACCGCGCTACTCGCCAGCGACGGAAACGTCAAGCGGGTAGCGCGGGAGACTGGCCTCTCCACCACCACGGTTCGTCGGTGGAAGGAGGAGTTCGCTGAAAACCCGCCCGCTCCCGAAGTGATGGCGGTTGCGTCGGCCGAATGGCTGGACGACGCGAAGCGTGTTCGCAGTAAAGCGGTACTCGAAATCGAACGGCAGATCGACGCGCGTGAGATGAAGGGCGCAGCCCTCGTCACGACAGTCGGTGTGCTCGACGACAAGATCATGCGCGTTGAGGGCGTCACGTCCAAGCATCGCGTAGATCACGTTCACCACCTGCCCACCGCGGACGAAGCACGCGAACTGCTCGGCGGCCTCCTTCAGGGAGCCATCGAGTCGGGGCGTGTCCGCCAGGCAGAACTCATTGACGCTGAGATTGTGGAACAAGCCGAGTTCACGGCACTCCCGTCTCCGTCTTCCTCTTAGCAAGGAGATATCACTGTCCGATTTGATCCCTGAGGGGACTCCGGCAGCGCCGGCTGAGCACGCACCGTCAGCCGAAGAGATGCACCAGCGCGGCCTCGAAGCTGCGCGGGCGCTTCCCGCTGAAGGAACAACCCCGACCGAGGTCACTCCCGAGGGTACGCAGGTTGAGCCGGGTACAACTGCCGTCGAGGCAGACACCCCGTTCACGAAGCTGGACCCCAACACTCTCCCGGCCGAGCTTCGGCCCTACTACGACTCGATGCAAGGCGACTACACCCGCAAGATGCAGGAAGCCGCCCCGTATCGTCAGCTTGCTCAGGAGACTGGGCTCGACGTAGCAGGGCTGCGCCAGTCGGCGGAGTTGTACGGCGCACTTCAGGACCCCCAGCAGCTTGTGCAGTTCCACGCGGAACTGACGAGCGCGCTCCAGGCAAACGGACTGACTCCCGCCCAGGCGGCCGAGGCAGCAACCCAATACGTCACGGAGCAGCAGGGCGCGGGACAGGAAGACCTGTCCCTTGATCCCGACGAGGCGCGCATCCAGGCACTTGAGTCAAAGCTTGCAGAGTTCGAGCAGAGCCAGCAGGCCCGCGAATCGGCCATCCAGCAGCAGCAGTTGCAGGCTGCGTTGGTCGCCGAGATGAACCGGCAGGAGTCGGTCGTCAAGGAAGCCCATCCTGATTGGGACCAGAGCGACATCGACGCGACGTATGAACTGTCCGCCTTCTACGGCGGCAGCCTCATTGACGCGGCGAACCGCTATGACGAAATCGTCTCGAACCGCGTGACCAAGATCCTGAACGGCAAGGGCGCAGTCTCCGCCAACACGGCATTCAGTCCGCTTCCTGCGGCTGTTTCTGCCTCGCGTGGGACTGAGTTTGGCGGCGACCTTGACGCAGCGCACAAAGCTGCGATGGCCGCCGTGAAGCTCCTGCCGTAGCACTCCCCTCGATCCGCCGCGGGGTTCCTAGCAATCCGCTACCCCCACGGGAGTAACAAGTGGCATTTCCTTCCATCGCCACGACCCTCGATCCGATCCTCAAGGAGTTAACCTAATCAAGGTAGGGCTCTAGGTGACCCGTAAGCAAGGCCAGTTGATGGCCTACTTCGCGGGTCTCTTCGATGGGGAAGGCTCAGTAGGAATCTACCGCGCAGGCGGCACGTACAAGTTGTCGGCAATTATCAACATGGATAATCCGACAGCGGTCGCGCTGCTGAAGCGAGAGTTTCCTGAAGCCGTGTTTAGCAAGCGCCGACGCGATGTCGGCCACGACTACTACCGAGTGGCGTTCAATCACTACAAGGCTTACGAGTTCTTGAAAGTGATCGAGCCGTTCGTACTAGTCAAGAGGAGTCAAGTGAAACTAGGACTGGCGTTCCTGGCGCATCGTCGCCGCGAGCGCGCGAAGTCCCGTGTCCACAAGAACCCATGCTCACGGTGCGAGACTTTGACATCGAAGATCAAAAACCTCAAACAGGTGAATTCGGTGAACCTGCATGATCTGCGGGAATACCGAGCCAAGCCGGAAGAAGTAGAAGCAGACGTTCGTCTGATTCGAGAGCTTCTGGAAGGTGTAGAGACTAGGCTGAGCGAAAGCAATAAGGCCATAAGCGCCTGTGAAAAAGATATAGTCCAAGCCGCTAGCTAGCGGTATGTCTACATCCCGCCGGTCGTCGAGCAGCTCAACAACGAGGTGCTCGTCTTCCAGCTTCTGAACACTTCAGATGAGGAACTGGTCGGGCGTCGGGCAATCGTCCCGGTGCATAGTCGCCGCTCGGGCGGGATTGGTGCGCGTGCTGAATACGGCACGCTGCCGATTGCGTCGGCGCAGGGCTATGCGAACGCGGTCTACCAGCTCAAGTACCTGTACGGCCGCGCACAGATCAGCGGCCCGGGTGTCGAGCTGTCCGCAGATCCGCGCGGTGCTTTCCTCCAGGCGTTCAAGGCCGAACTCGACTTCCTCCGCAACGACCTCACCATCGACCTGGCCCGCCAGGTCTACGGCGACGGTACGGGCGCGGTTGTCGCGTTTGCGACCAACGCCTCTAGCACGACGCTGAACATCACGTCGTCGGAGCCGCTCCGCAAGGGCTTCTGCTACATCAACCAGTCGCTCGACATCGGCACCACGTCGAACGGCCAGGCGGTGTCGGCAGCCAACGTCGTGACTGACGTGAACGTTGCTACCCCGTCGATCACCGTCACCTCCGCGGCGGCTACCACGTCGGGCACGCACTTCGGCTTCGTCGCCGGCAACGTGTCCAGCACGGGTGTCGTCAACGAGATCGACAACGGCCTGTCCAAGCTCGTCTCGGCTACGTCCGGCCTCACGGTTGGCACGATCAACTCGGGCGGCGCGGGCAACAGCTACTGGGACAACCTGCGCGACACGACCGGTGGTGCTGTTTCTCTGGACAACATCCAGAAGAACATCAACCAGGTCAAGGTCAACGGGGGCCAGATCGGCCTCATGCAGACCACGCTCGGCCTCCAGCGGCAGACGTTCAACCTGATGCAGTCTCAGGTGCGCTACGTCACCGAGCCGACGAACCTCAAGGGCGGCTACACGGCCCTGAGCGTCGGTGGGTACGACATGGTGGGCGACCGCCTCGCGCCGTTCGGTGCGATTCGGATGCTCGACAAGCGGTTCATCAAAATTTTCTCGAACCGCGACTGGCACTTCCTCGATCAGGATGGCCTCAGCACCCGCTGGGTCACCGATCAGGATGCGTGGCAGGCGTCGCTGGCCCGGTACATCAACCTGGGCGTGAGCCGGCGCAACGTTCACCTTGTAATGAGTGGCTTGACTGATTCGACTGGTTTCTAGCGTCTCGCTAGCGACCTAAATGTGGGGGCTGGAGCCTAATCCTCCAGCCCCCGCGACTCCCTGATTAGGAGGGCGCGGTAACTCACGAACAACGTGCGCGCAAAAACGAACGCGAACGTGCGCGCTATCACAAGCACGGAAGAAGCAGTGTCCGCAAGGCACAGATTCTTCAGTCAAACGCAAGGGCTGTCCGGCGCAACATTGAGTTGCAGCGTTCGGTGAAAGCCGAACGCGGGTGCAGCGAGTGTGGCGAGAACGATCCGGTCGTTCTTCGTTTTCACCACCGCGATCCTGCTCTCAAAAAGTTCAACATCGCCCGACCCGGCACACGTCGGGAGCAAGCAGTCCTCGACGAGATCGAGAAGTGCGATGTTCTCTGCGCGAACTGCCATCTGAGGCACCACGCGCGGGAGAAGGCTTCCGCCCGGTGCGCCTAAAGCACCGGGCCTTTTTCTTTTCACCGTCCACAGGAGGCATGTGTCCTCATCCGAAATCCTCGGCCGTATCGCCAACGAGGAGCAGCGGCTCTACATCCCCGGCCAGGGCTACGTCGACTTCCGCCTACGCGCTGCAACCAAAGCGGTCAGCGACTACGACGAGCGCCTGATCCTCGCGCGCCACGAACACACAGGCGATTGGGTCGCGTTCGTCCAGCTTGGCCCCGACCGGATGTTCCCGGTGATCGGCTTCGGCAAGGAGTTGCCGGATGCGGTTGAGATCCGCGACACGTTGGAGCGACACGACACGCGCCGCCACGGCGACAAAGTGCTGCGCCAGATTCAGGAGACGAACGACCGCCTCCAGCGCGAGAAGCGCGAGGCGACGGACGAGGCCATCGAGGTGGCCGCGGACTACGCCGCGTTCGGACTCCGTAAGTACACGGGCGAAAAGCCCAAAATCTTTATCCCGTAACCAGAGCCAAGGAGGCCCTTGTGTTCCACCCGTTTAACGTGCAAGGGCCTGCTAATCGCGTAAGCCAGGTTCAGCAGTTGGCACAGAACGCCGCGCAGAACGTGTTGCAGCGGCAGAAGCTGCGGGCGCTCCTTTCGCAGACACTCGGCGGTGCGCCTAGCACTGCCGGCGGGGGCAACCCGATTCGTGGTTCGTTCAACCACAGTGAGATGGGTCAGCGCGGCGATGTGTACCGCCCGATGCTGCTGCCTGGCTACGGAAACAGCGTCGGCTTCGGCCACGGGAATCCGTTCAACGGTGCCGGTACCGAGTTCGGCTCACTGCCGGGGAGCGACCCGGGCCAGTCGCCGCAGAGCTACGGGCCTCCGCCGCCTCAGCGTCCTGTGCCTTCACCGCCCCAGCGTCCCGCATCTACGGCTCAGTCATCCCCCAGCGGCGGAGCTACGCCAGCAGCGCCGACCGCTCCGCTTCCGAACGCTCCGGGCGGCGGGTATATCAACCCGGTTTGGCAGAACCTGCCGGGCTCTCCGAGCAGCAACCTCGTGACACTCGCCAACGGGTTTCGCTACGACCCGGTAAGCGATCAGGTCTTCGGCGGCGGCGGACACTCGTGGTTGTAGGTAGATGACTGTCCAAGACATCCTGGACGCGCTGAGCGACTACGGGTTCACGGACACCAGCACGACGCGGAAGATGGAGAAGATCAACGCGGCGGTGTGGGACTTGTGCGGCCGTGAGGCGTGGCCGTTCCTTGAGGCGACGGTTGACCTCACGTTCGACGGCACCGCGTCGGTGCCGACCAACCTGCCGACCGACCTTCAGTCCGTGCTCGACATCATTGACACGACGAACAGCGGGACGAAGCTCCAGCCGCTGCTCTTGCAGGAGGCGGACGCCGCCATCTCTGTGCAGCTCACGCAGTCCGGCACGCCGATCTACTACTACTTCATCGCGGGGCAGTTGAACATAGCGCAAGTCCCCGTCGCGGGGACGGTGCTGCGGATGCGCTACATCCGCAAGCACCCGCTGCTGCTTCAGACGGACATCGAGTCCGCGATCCTCGTTCCGCGCGAGCATCACGAGGTGATCGAGTTCGCAACCTTGGTGAAGCTGTACGACATGGAGGACGACACCGACTTGTCGGTGCGCTTCCAGCAGCTTTACGAGAAGGGCATCAACGACATGCGCCAGTCCGTGTGGATGCGGCAGTACGACCGTCCGCAGCACATCCAGATCACCGATCAGTACGACTACGACATGGACTACTACGCCTAGCTAGACCAGACCAAGGGGGTGCCGCGTGTCTTCGTCCGGCATCCCCGGCATTTCGCTGATCCCGGCCATTGGGCTGACGACTCAGACGTTCGACGGCCTGCCTGGCGGCATGAACCTGATGCTGCCGCCGCAGGACCTCGACGACACAGAGGCCCGCTACCTCCAGGACGTGTTGGTGGACAAGCCGGGGCTGACGCGCAGGCGTGGCCCTGTCACCCCTGTCGGGGGCATCGCTGCGCTGACACGCAAAGGCTCCGGGTTCATCATTACGCTCGACCCACAGGGACAGACGCGCTACGCCGTCTTGACCGGCGACACGAGCAACGGGTTCCTCACGGTTTACGACGCCACGCTGTCCGCGACGGTCGACCTCGCGTGGCCGTTCCCGCTACCCACTGACCCGCATGGCGGCCACCCGTACAGCCTGGTGGATGTCAAGCCGGCGCTGCATGGTGGCTCGTGGATCGGCATGTCGTCCGCGTATGACGCCAGTGCCCCCAACCAGGCGCTCGCGCTGTGGTTCGGCGGTACGAAGGCGAACGCGACGCTGACGATCAGCGCGACGCGCGGCTCCAAGACGGTCACGGGAACCGGGTTCACTGCGTCGGTCAGTCCGGGGATGTTCCTCTTCGCCGACACCGACGACCCGTACTCGCAGGCGTACCTCGGCGTGGTGCAGTCCGTGGACAGCAACACCAGCCTGACGCTCGTGGCGAGCGCGCTACACACGGCGACCGCCAAGACCGGCACGTTCCAGTCCCTTCGAGGGTTCGCCCCCAAGGTGGCTACCGGCCGCATCACTTGCGACGTGACCAGCACGACGATTACGGGCGGCGCAACCAAGTTCCGCTCGCAGAAGCTCGACACCGGCACCGTGCTTACCGGCACGACGGTAAGCGCGAGCGCAGTCATCACCGGACTCAGCTCGACCACCGGACTCGTTCCCGGTATGCCCGTCACGGGCACCGGGATCGGCGCGTCCGCGCGCATCAAGACGGTGGACAGTTCGACCCAGGTGACGCTGACCGTCAACTCGACCGCGAGCGCGTCGGTGTCCATCACCTTCAAGGTGCCCTGGGACATTTACCGGGCTAGCGACGGAACCTGGGTGGGGACGGTAAAGGCCGTCAACACCGAAATCAGCATCACGTTGATGGCGAACGCTGCGGTGGCGATGGCGGACGAGTCCTACATCGCGGTGCGCGCCGACGCCGACATGAGCCTCGTCACGACGGCAAACACCCAGAAGGTTGGGTGGATCACGGCGAGCTACGCCGACCGTCAGTGGTATTTCAACAACGGCTCGCAGTTCGCCAAGACCTCGCGCGGGTGGTTCAGCGACACCAACGACCCTGAGCTCGTGGACACAAGCGACTTCGACGGGGACTGGATCGACATTCTCTCCACGTCAAACGTGAACGAGCCGATCCGCGGCGCGCAAGCCGCGTTCAACGGGCTGTGTGTGTTCAAGGAGTCAGAGACGTTTCTCATCTCGGGCTCGTCGCCCACGTCATTCGCGGTTCGCAAACTTGAGGACGACGGCGCAATCATCGGCGGTTCGATCCAGGCATACGCGGGTGGCGTCATCTGGGCAGGACGCGAAGGCATCCATCTGTACGACGGCATCCAGACGACCAACCTAACGGAGCCGACGCTCGGCAGCTACTACCGGGACACCGTTCGGTCGATTGACCCAACCACGTACCGGATGTGGTCGATGATCGACCGCGACCACTACTCCCTGTTCATCGAGAACGTGCAGCCGCCGTTCAGCGTCACCAAAGGGAACACGTCGTCCACGCCGACGAAGTACACCATCGTCGTCAACCTCACCACTCGCGCGGTGGTCACGCACACCAACGTAGACATCCGCGGAAGCGCGATCCTGCCGGGAACGGCGGGCCGGACGATGTGGTACATCGTCAACGACGGCACCAAGGCCGTCATCTGTGACGGGGACGCACTCTTCACGCAGGAGGGCGTCGACACCGTAACGTGCGACGGCTCAGCCGCGCCGGGGCCGGACTTCTACATCGAGTCGAAGAAGTACGACGCGACAGACGGCCTACGCCTCAAGCGGTTCAAGCAGTTGGCGATCTGGTATCTCGTCCAAGGCGACGCGATGACCGTCGACACCGTGCTCGGCCTGAACGACATAGGCTCGACGCTCACCAGCAACTTCCCTGTGTCTGTCCTGACCTGGGATTCGCTCAGGGCGATGATCAACACATGGGATGGCCTGAAGGCGCAGTTCGCTGCGTGGTCGACCATCGTGCAGTCGGTGTTCGTGCCGAAGCGCGTGCGCTTCCAGAAAAAGAACCAATACTTCGCATTCCGCCTGTACCAGGCGTCCGGCGCAGTCACGCGGATGCAGGTTGGGCCGTTCCAGATTGCGTACAAGCTGATGCGGCCGGGGCGGCTGTAGTGCCGTTCCCGCCCGACACCATCGCAAATATGACGCAGGCGGAACTCGCGAAGACGATCCGCGAGTCCATCGAGCGGCTGCTGCCGACCCACATCCCGTCGCTGACTGTGGACGACCTCGTTGTCATGGGGTCGCTCACCGTCCAGGGCACAACCAGCTACCCGCAGAACACGACGTTCACACTCGTTGGCGCGTCTGGGCAGCCGGGCTTCCTGAACGGCTGGGGCAACGCGGGCGGAGTCAACACTTCGGCGGGCTTCCTGAAAACGGAGGCCGGCTACGTGAACCTGCAAGGGGCTATCACGGCCGGCACGGTCGGGTCGCCCGCGTTCGTTTTGCCGCCGGGCTACAAGCCCGCGTCCACGGTCGCGTTCTCCATCTCGTCGAACGGCGCAGCCGGGATTGTGACCATCGACAGCAGCGGCAACGTCACACCTGTCTCGCCTTCGAGCAATGTGCTCGTTCGGCTCGACGGTATCCAGTTCAAAGCAGCCTAGAGAGGGCGGTGAGCCATTCCGACTGACGCTACGGGCGCGCCCACCTCGCTCGGCATTAGGACATACAACACCTCCGTCGATGCGCCGTCCGGCCTCGGATTCAACGGGGCGATGTCTGACATCGACGCGCTGCTCGTGGCGCGCATCCCCAAAGCGATAGGGACCGCAGCGGGCGACCTGATCTACTGGACGAACGCGAGCACACCGGCACGTCTCCCTGTCGGCGCAAATCCAAACGGGAACGTCCTTACACTTGTAGGGGGGCTGCCCGCGTGGGCGGTGCCGGCTTCCGGTCTAACGCCGGGCACCGAGCTTGACTACGCGCAGATCACGACGAATCCCGCCGCCATCTCGGCGGGAACGGAAGCTACGTCGGTCGCGGTGGTTACAGGCAACTCGGTGACGTATGACGGGACGCCTTCGGTGGTTGAATTCTTCATGCCGACGTGGACTAACACGAACGCCTCCACCATCGTGACGTTTGTGCTGTATCGAGATGCAGCCGTGCTCGGGCAGGTGAAAGTGTCAGCGGACACCACGGCGAACAACCCGCCTGTGTTCTTCAAGATGAAGGACACGCCTTCTGCCGGGGCGCACACGTACAAGGTGGCGGCGTTCGTGTCTACTGCGTCGTTTACGCCCAACGCGGGCGCGGGCGGCTCCGGCAACCTCGTTCCCGCCTTCCTGCGAGTGACGAAGGCATAGCCGATGGTGTCAAACATGGCGACCCAGCCCGGAATGGGCAGCAGCGTCTCCGTCACCCAGCCGCGGATGCCGCAGGCGGGGAACGGCACGTACTACGCGCCGCCCGACGGCTCCATCCAGGGCGCTGAGTCCTACGCGATGGCGGAGAAGGTCTACCAGCAGGCGCTCGCCCGGTTTAACCAGCAGCGCACCGGACTGCTTCAGCAGAACGGCTACGCGGGCACGATCAACCCGAACACGGGCATGGTGGGCAACATCCACGTCGACACCAAAAGCCTGTTCGGGAACCTCCAGGAGCTGCTGCACACGCAGGCGCTCGAAGACGAGAACGCCACGTATGGCGCAGAGGACAGGAACCTCGTCGGCGGCCTCGCCAACCAGGCTGCCTCCGAACTCGGGTACGAGCATCACGGGCAGACGACGGCGCTCGCCAACACCCTGCTTAACAACCTGTCCGACATCGACTCACAGCAGATGGACGCGAAGAACGCGCTCGACATGGCGCTGTGGCAGCTTCAGCAGCAGGCCGCGAGCACGTCCCCGTACAATCCGGCTGATACGGGCAGCGGCCCGTCCGGCGTGGCGGCGGGGGGATCGAGCAGCGGCCAAGGCCCGACCAACGCGCAGATCATGCGGCAGAAGAACCCCGGTGGTTACCGCCAACTGGCGGCCGTGTCCGCGGCGATGAACGCCAAGTACGGGCAGCACAGCCGCGGTAACGCCTACAACAACAACAAAAACAAACGGGGGTAAACATGGCTAACGGCTACGACCCCCCGAAGCTCCTTCCGGGTCAGGCGGCATAAGGTGGCTACCAACTATCCCCCGTCGAGGAATGGCTCGGGGCAGCCCGGGATGCCGAGCGACTACGGCTCGGGTGGCGTGTTCTCGACCGGCCCTGGTACGACGAAGGGCCACCTCACCTACAGGCCGACGAGCGACCCGACCGACCCGACACCGAACAATGGCGGCGGCGTACCGCACGCACACGTCACTGCGAACGGCGTTGTGATGACGCCGGAGCACATTCGCGCAATGCAGCAGTTCCTTGTCAACCACGGATTCAAGATCGCCGTTGACGGGGTGTACGGACCTGAGACGCAGACCGCCGCCGCTGCATACCGCACGCACCGTCCCGGTGCGGCTCCGACATGGAACGCCAACCACGGACGCGCCGTCAAACCGAGTGAACTCTCACCGCAGGCTCGGGTGGCCGTGAACACACCCCCGGTGGGCAAAGGCAAAAACCCCCCGCGTAGCACCGCAGGGGTGACGCCTGATCCAACCTCCGCACTCATCGCTTCCTTGTTCTCACAGGGCGGCGACGTCGGCCAGATGATCGACCCGAACTACTACGCCGCTGCGGCTGCTGCGCCGGACAACGCGGCCGTGCAGTCGCTGCTTCAGGAGATCGCACTTGATCCGAAGCAGGAAGCGCAGAACCAGTACGACATCAGCTCGTGGTACGGGCTCAACCCGAAAGACCCGAACTACGCGCTGTCCGTCCTCGGGCGTCTCGGGCAGGCTAAGGCGGGTGACGCAGGCGTCGCCAGCGATGCGGCCAGCAACGTCTCGCAGATCGCTTCGGCTCTCGCCGGCTCGATTG